GTTAAAAACCGAATGGTAGAAGGCAAGCGCAAGTGCAAGGTTAGGCTTATTCATTCAGCCCCCCTGTTTGCGTCTGTCCTGCTTACCGTTCCACTTCACCTACTCTTGATCGCTGCTGGCACTCTTCGGGTAAGACTCGTGAGAGCCTTGTCTTAGGAGCAACCAGGCACAAGCGACCTTGATGTTGTTTATGTCCAGTCCAATGGATTGTACCTCTTTTAGGAATGCCTCCTTGATAAAACGATGGACAGAGTCCGTCGTATACCTTGGAAGACACGCCAACAGGAGATCTTTTACCATTTCCTGGACGCACGATATGCGCCTATCATAGGCCATATCGGGCTCACAAGCGCTTTGGATAATACCAAAGTCGTGCCTAAGGGTAGATGGGCTGCATAGTTGAACGAACAGCTTGGGCATTTGCTCAGCTGCGCGTGCACCCCACAGCTTCCATCGCCGAGGCAGCATCCACGGTAACGTGGTAGCCATGGTGAACCCATCAAGATTCGATACCCCTCTCAAAAGGTATTGAAGAAGAGAATCTATCACCTTCTGAGCTTGTTCCCCATGAAGGGCAAGCCCGAAAACGATCCCAACAATGAACGATGCAGTCATCAGGATAATCCCGATTCTGCGAGTTACATTGATCGTCATACGATCCTCCTTACTAAGTTTTGAATGCCCCAAAGAGGGCATCTCTGAGGCATTCGCCTTAGGGAAGAGCCATATCGGAGGGACTATGCGTCCCCACCCGATACGACCGCATTCATGACTGTGTTAGCGGCGTTGGTACCCGCGAGGGCACCTAAACCGTTTAACAGAGACACGAGATTCGCGATACGTTTCAACATGTCGGCATTTGTGCCGGCGCTGAAGCCTGTCCAATCCCGTGGGATCGACAAGTCCAGTTTCGCCGTAAAAGTACACAACTTATACGGTGAAAGTGTCGACTGTTCCGTCTGAGAGACGGTAACAATGACGTGGTCATTTGCCCCAGAGTTGCCGTTAGCGAACTTGCGTTCGATACAGACTATCTGAGGTTTGGCCAAGGATCGACCGAGTTTCGCCCATATCGACTTCGAGGCAGATGTGCTTTGAAGCGGATATACGGTGGTTCCGGTGTTTTCATCATAGAGGGTGAGAGAAGATGAAGCCATGACAGACCTTCTTTGGTTGGGTCAGTAAGCTGACCAGTTCATCGCCGCAGGATTCTCTGCAAGAGTAGAGAAAACCCTGATGCGAACTGAGAGGCAGAAAGCCCTTTTCCAGCGAAGATCGACACTCCGGCCGTCGGCAACCCCGTAGTTCTACGGTAGTTACTTATGACCCCAGAGACACTAGTCTGATTAGGACTAGGTCCCTGACCATAAACTGCCCACCACGGGAACGCATTATACGTCCCTGTCCAATAGTTGGACATGGTGTTCAGCATGATTTGTACAGAGTATGGTATCTCAACTTTCGTCGAGAATCCTAACCGCTGTACCTGGGCACTAGAGAGTGTCTTCACACTTTGCTCATACATGGGAAGGTTGATTACTCTATTCATGTTGACGAACCAGTCAACCACAAAAGAGTATGGCAACATTTCCCACAAAGTGGTCAGCAATTGGTCTCC